TGAGTTTGATTCTGTTTCTGCTCTTTCTGCAGATGATGATGAACTTGAAGCGATCTGGAAGAAAGAACACTCACTAGAGGCATTCACTTCTAAAGATCAGTTCAAGTCATACGAAGACCTTGAGAAGAGGTTGAATCTTGTTCTAGGTATCGGTCAACGTCCTGTTGCTCGTCCTGTTGATGAGTCTCTTGAAGACTTGAGTGAAGGTCGTGGTTACGATCACGCTGCTGATAGTTTCAATGAACCAGTAGCAGCAGCACCTTCTCCTGTGAAGCAGGAAGCAGTTGTTGATGATGACGATGCATTGTCATACTTCGCACGTCTTGCTGAGGAGTAATGAAAGACCTCAAGATTCCATTCGCAGTACTATCCTTCTTGCTTGTTCAAGCAGGTGGTGCTGTCTGGTTTGCATCTCAACTTGAGTCAAGAGTAACTGCTCTTGAAACTAAATCATTGAAGATCGCAGAACAAAATCGTAAGTTTCTTGTCAACGAAGTTATCCCTGCATTTAAAAGGGATAACTGGTTGGGACAAGGTTGGGAAAACAAACACTTCTAATGAAAAAATACTGGAGAGCATTGCTCCATCCAATAACCCAGATCAATTTATTGATCGTGGGTTTTTTATTACTCATTGAAATTATACACACTAAAGCACATCATACATATGAAGTTGATGTTCATGGCTATGTGCATCAGTTCATACAAAAGAATCCTGATGCTTGTCCAGAATCCGATTGGTGATTCCATAAAACTGGAAAAAATTTTTCCGCAATTTTTTTGCTAAAAAAGTCAACCAGTTTTCTTAAGACGCTGACTAATATAGTTGGCGTCTTTTTTATATAAATTCTTTTTCCTAAAGTCATCTACGAATGACTGGAAGTAAGCAGGTTTGAGTAAATATATTTCTCTCTTCTTCTCATTCTCTCTATAAAAAACTTCAGCAACACTAACAGGACCACAAATCTCACTACCATTCTTTATTGAGACGACACCGTTGTCATTAATCTTATGTTGTCCATTGTAGAAATCCTCATCAACACGTAGACCAGCAGGATACTGTCCGATCTTTACGGTTTCATAGTGATCAATCTCATTATATGCATCATCATATTCCGACTCTAATACTTTAGCAATCTCAGCATTAGACATCGGCCAATCATAGTGTGCATTGACCATATTGTTTGTTAGTAGAATAACCCAGTCATAAAATGGATCTCCGTATGCTTTCTGTGCTAGAGTATCAGGACGTTCTCCATCTAAAATAGCATACTTTTTAAAGAAGACAGTGTAAGAAAATATATCATCATTTAATTTGTATCTACGAAAGAAATTCTTCGCCACAACAAGATCAGATTCCGAAAAAGGATAACTGATTGGTTTCTCATCATATTGTATGTTTGGTAGTAAGGAAAAATACATTAGAAACCTCTGTCTTGAATGTCTTCTGAGAATACAAGTTTTGTTTCCATGAAACTAACTTTTAATTCTGTTGCAACGTTGCTAGATCCTTCAAATGTTGCATAAACATTGTCAGGAGTATAGTTCACGTTGACATCTGTAATTGCACACATCTTATACCTAGGAAGGTATTGATTTCTTGAGCTACCTCTCATGTAGTTAACTGCACAAACTTTAGGAACTTGAATGAACCCAGCCTGTAGTGCATCATTACTCTGACCAAAAACTTTAACGTCTTTACCTAAGTTGTATTGAGGTAACATTGCTTTCTTAAATACTTTTATGATAGATTCTATGTTTAAAACGTCTTGGTTATCATATGGTGTCATCTTAAATGTAAGATCAAATGTTCTTAGTTCCATGCTTTGAAACAGAACTTCCACGTTTGGGTTTCTTGCAACGCCAGAGATACCACCAAACAAATCACCCGCAGAAATAGTATCTCCTGTTATTTTTTGAGCAAGACCAGTAACAATTGCAGCAGCTGCTTCTACCTGTGTTTTCTCAAGTTGTTGATCTAGCAACTTTCCTGCACTTTGTATTTTTTTAATGGTACCTTCTTTACCAGCAGCTGCAATCATTCCAGTGGTCATTGCTCCAAACTTTTTACCTTCCCACTTTGCAGCAAAGGCGTCTTGGATATCCTGTGGCATATACAAGAGAATTTGTGGGTATGCCTTGTCTTTAAAATATTCTCCGTTAAATCCACTAGAGTTGTAAGACTCTATAGTTCTGTTAATATATGATGCACCTTTTACCTCAGTTGTTGGGTTTTTATTTTGGAAAGGTGGTTTGTAATCATAGAAATCAAACGCCACAAAGTCTTCACCCTCATCAATCAACATGTCATGAGGAAATCTAAGGGAATTACCAGTACCTTCAACAGTAGTTCCATCTGCTTTGATTGTAGCTATTTTTTCTAAGAAAGGGTTGTAATCTTTGTATGGTTTATCAACACCTTTTGGATCAAACTCTCTTGCGTTTTTAGGTCGTACATTACTACCAGGACTAGTCCATCTGGTGCCAGTCCACACAGGATATCTGGCACCTCTGGAGGTGTTTACCTTTTTATATTCACCTACCTGTGGTTCAATTGCCATTACTTAGCCATCTCCCTAGATTTTGTTGTACCATAACCTTGAACAACTCTTTGTCCTCTAATTTTGTCATAGAAGTTTTCATTGGTGTCTGCCCAGACATCTTCCTTAGAAATAGGGAATGCCATACCATTCATATCTTTCACGAAATCTTCTGTTGGTAATAGGATAGCAGTATCCCACTCATCAGCAGCTAGATCCAACAACAAACCATCAACATGGGGCTGTAGGTATTTATGGAAACACTTCTTAGGAAAGTCAATTCTACCTTGTAATAATTTTTTAGTAGCTTGAATTCTTTTCTTTGGTGTTAGATAATGTAAGTTCAATCCCCAGAACTCACTTCTGGATGCTTTTAAAACATATACAAGTGGAAACTTGTCATAGTAAGGCAAATGTCTCATCTTTGCCTTGTATTCAAACATGTAAAGGTGACCTTGCACAGTATATCTACGAAGTTCGTTGGCATCTTGCTGTTCTACAGCACCAACTTTGTCACTCCTTTCATTTAATATATACTTTTTAAAATTTTTATTATATGAACTAGCTTCTGCCTTTACAGCAGCACGGTACCATGCTAGTGATTTTTTTTCTCCTCCAGTTTTAGCACTTATTCGTTCAAAAAGTGTTTTGTAACCTGGATTTGTGTTTACGTTGTTCCGTTGTACGGACGCGAATCCTGTTGCCATTTTTTCATACTCCTAAATGATCCTCGGTTAGTATTAAGAAGTTCATCTGCCTATCCTCACAATACTCACGAGCAGCAGACCATTTAGTTTGGTTCTTTGCGTATGTTAATGCAGCATTACGATATGAGGCAGTCCGTTTATTCTTTTCATTCGGTGGTTGTGTTTGTTTTTTGGGTTTTACTTCAATAATATATTTTGTGAGTTTACCAGACTTCTCACGAACTTTGATATAAAAGTCTGGATAATATCTCCTCACCTTACCATCAGGAGCTCTGTATGGTATAATAATTTCTTCACTACCCCACTGTAATATTGAAGGGTTATTGTCACAGAACACCATGAACTTTCGTTCCCATAGAGACCTGTAAACAATGTTCGTTGGGTTGCCACGATACTTTTGAGGGTTATTTGGTTTAAAATACCCAGAGTACGCCATAAATATAAAATGATCCAACATAGGTATTTAGCGTGTCCATCAATAAGTTCTTATCTACAATGAACGCTAATGGCGGTATGTCAATAGCAAATAGTTTTGTTGTACAAATTTTAAATGATGATGGCACACCTGCTGAGAACAATATATTTGAGTTTTTATGTGATGAAGCACAACTTCCTAATGTACAGGCAGCGACTGGAACTATTGAAGGTAGATATGTTGGTGAGGGTCAAGTAAATTATCCACACACTCGTGTTTTCACAGAAGTTCAACTTGGATTTCAGTGTGATGCTAACATGACACCATTAAAATACTTAAACAACTGGTTTGGTGAGATATATGGAGAACCACCCATAGAAGACGTTGCTATGTTTGATGATATATCATCAACTCCAGAATTATCAAATAGATCTAACAAATTGCAACTTCCAAAAAGTTATTGCAGGACAGTTAAAATCACAAAAACAGAGATAGGTCCTAATAGGGCACGATTGAGACCATCAATAACATACTTACTAGAGAGAGCATGGCCGTTTGCTATTGATGCGGTACCACTACAATTTGGATCTACCTTGATAACAAAGGTTACATGTCAACTTTACTACACTAGACATACCATCATTCACAATGATGTTGTTGCGTCTTTACCATTGTTAGATAGATTTCCTAACGCTGGAGCAAATGATATCCCATCATCAATTGGTCAGGGTTTAGCGTAGCAAAATTGACTTTTCAATTCCATAAAAGCGGGAAAATTTTTTCCGCTATTTTTTGTCTCAAAAAGTCGCTAAATATAAATATGACCTTGGAGTAGATATTATGGCATTGCCAACCATGGATTTACCAACGTATGAGTTGGAAGTTCCATCAACAAAGAAAAAAATTAAATTTCGTCCTTTTCTAGTAAAAGAAGAAAAAGTCCTGTTAATGGCACTAGAGACGGATGACGAAAAAAATATAAAAGAAGCAGTTCATAATTTACTAAAAGCTTGTATTACAACAAGAATTAAACTTGAGAATCTGGCAACTTTTGATTTAGAGTATATTTTCCTTAATATTCGTGCAGTTTCTGTTGGTGAAATTGTACAAATGAATATTACTTGTCAAGACGACAATGAGACGCAAGTTAAGTATAATCTGAATCTTACTGATGTTAACGTGTTATTTCCAGAAGGACATAGTAATAAAATCATGTTAACCGATAATTTGGGCGTTATTATGAAATATCCCTCTCTTGATGGGTTCGTTCAAGGACAATTTGCACAAGGTAAAGAATTTGACGTAATTAAGGTTATTGCAGAATCTATTGATCAAATCTTCCAAGGTGAAGAGGTATATGATGAATCTACTACCACTAAAAAAGAATTTGTTCAATTTGTAGAAAGTTTGACAAATTCACAGATGGAAAAAATACAGGAATTCTTTGAGACATCTCCTAGACTAGAACATTCATTTAAAGTAGTTAATCCTAATACTGGTGTTGATTCTGAGTATACTTTAAGAGGGCTACAGAGTTTTTTCGGATAGCACTCTTCCACAACAGTTTGGA